AGTCCAGTTTGAGTTGGATTAGATGTATCAGTATTTACGGTTAATGTATTGACTACCGTTTCAAATGCATCAGTTGTCGCATTTTTCTTAATATTAATAATTTGTCCAGTAGACATCTTCATCGGAACAACTGCCGCAACACTTCTAATTAAAGATGCTGTAGGTAGTTCCTGAAATACCTTAACGAGTGTATTAAAATTAAAATCGGCGGTGCCGATATCATCGTTGTGGGTTTCCTCTACTATAAGTTCTTCATTTTCCATTATGTTTCCCTTTTAAAAAATTCTCTATTATACACTATTTATAATAATTCTTATCCTCTCCCGGTACCCGGTTTAAGTGGGCCGCGGGCAGTAGATCCTGATTGAACCATTTGTGAGTTATCGTTATTAATGGTCGTTGGTGCATTCATTAATTGTGTTTGACCACCAGCACTGGCAGTATCTGCCTGTGTCTGCATCTCCATCATCTTAGTAATAAATGTTTGTTCTAACATAGGGCCGCTTGGTGTCATTAATCCGCCTCCTCCCATTTCTGGTGCAGTTTGAGAGACATCAATTACGGGTATTGGCATTAACTCTCCAGCATTTCCAAACATATTCATTTGAGGAGAAAAGTCACCACTCTCACCATCTGGGAGCATTGTCAATGGTGAGTCTTTTTCTCCTTCAATACCAACTGAAGTTTCGATTGTTTTAGGATTAAAAAATGATTTTTCTTCTGCCCAAATGTCCCATAATACTTTTTCTAAGTGAGTGTCGTGAGTAAATATAGAGCCTTCAGTTGTCATTGCGGTATTAGCCGTATCTTGCAGTTCCTTTTGTGGAGTCAACTCATCAAATGTCTCAGGAGTTAGAGTCTCTACTGTAGATCCTGGCTCCCCGGAAGTCTGGGCCGCTTGGTACGCAAGATATTTTTCTTGAGCTGCCTTTATAACTGCGTAATTATCTGCTGTTGTATCTGCTGTTGTTGTTGTAGAACCTTTCATATGTGCAGATTTATCAAATTCTATAGGTTCTGATTTTGGCATTGTTGTGACTGTAGCACCTTTCATATGGGCTGATTTGTCGAGTTGATCTCCTGGTTCTGGGACTAGCTTACCCTCCTTGAAAGTTCCCTTTGTTCTACCCGCATCTTTCAATTGTTTAGCCTGTTTCTTTAGAGCCATTTTCTTTTTACCACTTCTAACTTTACTTTTCGTAAACTTACCTTTAATATTATATTTTTTCCTTAAGTCTGCATTATCTAATTCAGAATCAGGCTTTGCTTGAAGTTCCTCTAGTTCTTTATCTTCATATTCTTGAGCAATTTTATCCTCTTCAGTTTTTTCTTTCTTTCCACCACCCTGATATTGTTGATATCCTCTTCCCTGAACTTTCTTCTCTTTACGTAATTTTTCAAGTTTTTCTTGAACATTAATCGATGGACCAGCTGTACCTTTTTCACCAGATGTCATTGTGTCTTCACCCCAAAATCCCCCATCCTTGACATTGACTGCTCGACCCTCCTTCTTTGCGGACCGAATCTTCATTAATTTTTCTCTATCTTCCTTTTCCCAAGTTTCTTGATCAAGAAGTGATTCTATACTACTGAGATCCAACTTTGATAATTTTTCTAAATCTGTAATTGTGCCGTGTCCCAAACCTACATCTACAGCACCTTGTTTCTCGGCTTCTTTCATTAATAATTTCTGATCTGCTTCCGGAAGTTCTCCAAGGCGTTCGTCTGCTGTAGCCAAATTAGTTTTATCCGATACTTCTTGAGCTACAGTTTTACTAATTTCTCCTCCTAAGAAATACCCTAGTCCACCACCAATCATTCCCCCAATTATAGTTCCGACACCAGGGAAAATTACTGTACCGATAGCCGCTCCCATAGATGCCCCACCGGCGGCACCAGCCATTCCACCGACACTTTCAGTATGTTTTATATTCTTTTCAGTTCTATCCAGAGATTCGTCTTGTTCATTAGAAAACATATTAAAGGCTTCCAATGCAAATGCTAGAGGTACTGCGGCTCTACCTAATAGTTTGGATGCTCCTTTAGCGTGTTTACCTATTTTGCTTGCGGCTTTCGCGGTATCCTTGCCGGCTTTTTTAAATTGAGTAGCTTTTGAACCTGGAGCATTGCCCCTACCTACACCCGGACCTCCGACAGTTGGAGAACCAGGAGCCGGAAGCATTTTTTTCATCCAATTGGGAAGTAATTTGTTTGCAAAACTACCCATTGAAGTAGTTGCAGTAGTCAAAAGTCCTGTAGCACCAGTTAAAAGTGTAGTAGCACCAGTGATACTAGCAATTGCCGTACCGATTCTTCCTAGTGGGGACATAAATATCTTACCAAGTGTGCTAAGAAGTCCGCCTCCCTCATCTGGAGCGATTTTGTTTAGAGTTGGTCCTCCCGGTGCTTTAGGTATAAGTCTACTTTTATCTCTTCCGGCTTCAACCGCCAATCTCATTTTTTTGACATCTCTTGCTTCCCCACGCCTGAGATAATCCATCTTCTTGTCTTCAATAGCAAGAAGGTCTGCAATTTGGTCAGACTCAACTGGCAATGCTTCTTCTGCTGTGATTACTTCTGCTAGAGAACCACCGACTTCACTCCCATTTACTCCATTTGTATCTGGTGCAGAATCAACACCTATATTTTCTCCTTCAACTGTGGGAGGGTTAATTACCTCGACTCCATCTTTTGTGAGTGTTTCTAAGAAGGGTGGAGAATGTGTTCCTAATCCCTGAACAATTTCATCAGTTTGTTCTTGTATTGCGGATACTACCTCGGCGCCATCAGCACCTGCACCTGGTTCACTCGAACCTTGTGGATCATCGAGATTAATACTTGGTCCATTTTCATCATCTGGTCCATCATCTGGTTCAGGGTCTCGCTTAATACCTAAATATTCTTCCTCAGCTTTTGCAATTTCTTCCTGTCTATCAAGTCCTTTCTGTTTGATTTCAGACTCTTGGATGTGGGCAATGATCTTCTTATCACTCATACCCTTGAATTTACCGGAATATTGCTCATCAGATTTAAGGTTTGAGACAAGCCTTGCTAATCTTACACTAGATCCCTTTAAGTATTTTTCCTGGATGCCGGCAATCTCATCGTCCCTTTCATTTGCTTTCTCCTGAAGTTCTATCTTTTTGATCGTAGCGGCAATATCTTTCTTATCCATACCATCGAAAGCTCCTAACCTGTGATACCCGGCAGACAATTCCGCTATTCTTAGCTCATCCCTTTTCAGATCACTCTTTTCCTTTTTCTTTAAGTCTTTTTCCGCTTCTCTAGCCGCTTTAGTGTCCAGATTAAATTGGTGCTGTTGCAAAAACTCTGCTTCTTTTAATCCACCCAATTCTGATGCCCAACGACGGTCGTTGACCATTTTGTTTTTTTGCTTTGCTTTTACTTTTTCAATTCTCAGTTCTTCATTCAACTCCCTTTCTTCTTCGGACATCAAGTCGTAGCCACTTCCGTGATCTTTCATTGCTTGAATAAGACTACCTTTTTCACGTAACCAATTAGCGTGGATATCCAATTCTTCAGCAATTATCAATGCCTTTGCATCTTTTTCCTCCGCCCTCTGCCTTTTTTGTTGATTCTTGAGCATCTTGGCTTCACCGGACAGAATCTTAGATATTTTATCCAGCCCTCCAGTAGCCATGGATGTTACTCCCGCTACCTTCGCAAAGGTTTCCATTGTACTAGCCATTTGTTAATCCCTATTTTCTAGTGTTTCTAAGGTTATCGTGTCTTTCTTTTTCTTCTCTTAACCAATCCGATAAAAGTCTAACGTAAATATCTCTTTCATACGGCAACATATTCTCTAAATCATATAAACTATAATTGTGATGTTGCATAAGTTGAAAGTTGGTCTTGTAATGATTGACCAACGAATCGTAACTTATGCAAAGCCGAAAAAATCTTCCAGCCCCTCCAAAGTGACTGGTTCTTTATGACCACATTTTGTACACTTATAGTCAACTGTGTGTTTTAATGTCGGTAGATTATTAAAAAATTCTTTGATGCTATCAAAAGCATCTTCGGTCAAACTCTCTACAAATGTGACCATTTCAGGTTTAGATGTTTCTTTACCTTTATAAACATTCTCAGCATCAAATACATAATCTATTGAATCAACAATAATTTTAAACATCTTTTCAATAGGATCATCTTCACCATCGTGAACTTTCACTTCTTCAGTAGACATATACTTTAATTGGATTCCAATATCATCCTTTACCATAATCTTTGAGTGATCTTTTTCAGGAAAATTAATTTTGATTTCGTCAATTCTAATTGGATATTTGTCTATGTTTCCACAAAGTTTTCCGTCTGGTCCTTCTTGATTACAAGTAAATGATGGCTCAATCATTTCGCCGCGGCTCTTTGCTCTAATATTTAAGAACATATAATCTACATCAAATGCGGGTAACTTTTCTCCATCTATTTTTCCATCAGTACAATTTGAGATGATTCTTAAAATCACATCTCTTACTGCTCTCTGAAACTCTTCTCCCTTTAATTCTTTTGCTCCTTCCATTGCTGTTAAAAGAATCTTTTCTTCTTTCACCAGAAATGGTCTGTAAGTCACACTCTTTTTTTGATCCGATGGTAGTTTCAAACTGTACATCGGTGTTTCTATTTTTGGTAATGCCATAATATTATCTCCTATTAACAATTATCTTATCAATGCGGGGAATAAACGGCTATTCCCCTTTTATACTAACGCGGTGGTCCGCCAGTAGGTTGTGGTCGACTGTCTACTAATTTCTCTCCAGATTTGGTCTCATTTGAATCAGCCCACCATCCATCTTTAGGATTGATATGATTCCAATCTTTAAATGTCCAAGTTACAGTAAATGTTGCTATTTCTCCTTCAGTACTCCAAGAATATTCTATTGGTCCAACAGATGATGGATATGCTTCCATCATAACGACATTCGCAATAGCACCGCCTTGTCTATCGAGAGGAATGATGTGAACTTGTCCAACATAATCCAGATAATAACTTAAAGTATATACTTGTCTATGTTTTCTAGGAGCCCCCAAAGATGTCCCTGTAGCGTGTTTAACTTGTCCTACAATAGCAGATAACCAACCATCAAAGAATCTATGTTCTGCAAAATCCTCTCCGCACATAAATATCATAGTTGTTGTGTCCACTATTAAATCATTTGCTACTTTAAATACTGGACCAAATCGTCTACCATCGATTGTACCTAGAGATTTACCTGGTAATGTTACTTGTTTTGCTTTATACGAAAGAAATTTAGCTCCCCCCTTTTCCAAATCTGCTCCAGTGTAGAATTTTCCTAAGTATCCACCAGAACCAGAAGTCCCCATGGTTTTGTGTCCTCGGGGCATATAAATTTCGATAGAATACATATTATTTCTAGCGAAATCTTCACCTGCTATTACTTCATTAAATTCTGATATTTTCATTACTTACTCCAAACTGATTTTGCACTAGCACCGACAAATTTCTGATATGGTAGAAATATAACGTTCTCCCATTCATTTGGAGGTGCTTCTAGTAGACTTGTTTTTACGTGACCATATAAGTATTTATGTATCATTTTGTCAGCGTGTCTTACATTTCGTACTGCATCCCAAGAGACATTGAATTTCGCCGCGGCTGTCATAGTTTCAACTTCACCGTGTTGAGTAGAGAATTTCATCATTTTTTTGAAAAAGACCATCCTGTCTACAGGAGATACATAATGAAAATTGAGTCCTATAAA